GATTTGATATACTAAAATACCCAGCAATTGATAAGATTACAGAAAAGCAATTAGGATTCTTTTGGAGACCAGAAGAAGTTGATATCTCTAAGGATAAAAAGGATTTCTATAACCTAACAGATTTTGAACAACATATCTTCACTAGCAATTTAAAGAGACAAATTGTATTGGATAGTGTACAAGGTCGCGCACCTAACCTAGCATTTCTGCCTATAGCATCATTGCCTGAGGTAGAGACTTGGATTGAAACATGGTCATTCTTTGAAACAATCCATAGTAGAAGTTATACGCATATTATTCGTAATATTTACCCTAACCCATCAGTGGTATTTGATTCAATTCTTGATACAAAAGAAATTACAGAATGCGGACAAGATATATCTAAATACTACGAAGATCTAATAGATCAAAACCATACGCAAACTAGCCTTATGGACCATAAGCGTGCTTTATGGATGGCGATGCTAGCAGCTAATGCTTTAGAAGGTATCAGATTCTATGTGTCCTTTGCTTGTTCATGGGCATTTGCCGAATTAAAGAAAATGGAAGGTAATGCTAAAATCATTAAGTTTATTGCTAGGGATGAGAATACCCACCTTGCTTCTACTACAACAATGATTAAAAATCTATTAAAAGAAGATCCAGACTTTGTTAAAATCTCTAAGGAAATGGAGAAAGAAACAGAACAACTATTTGTTAGCGTTATTGAGCAAGAAAAAGCATGGGCTAGATATCTATTTAAAGATGGATCTATGATTGGTCTAAATGAAGCTATTCTAGCCCAATATATAGAATGGATAGGTTGTAAAAGAATGAGAGCTTTAAACTTACATTGTCCTTATACTGTATCTCAGGCAAATCCATTACCATGGACTGAGAAATGGATTGGGGGTGGCAATGTTCAAGTAGCGCCACAAGAAACTGAGATTAGTTCTTATGTTGTTGGTGGTGTAAAGCAAGATGTTAATGAAGACACAATGATTGGATTAAGTCTATGAAGCAAATAGAAATTTATAGTAAGGATAACTGCCCATTTTGTCAATACGCTATACAAAAAGCAGAGAATATGAAACAACACGGAATAGCAACATATGAAGTTTTCAAACTCAACATAGATTTTGACAGAGAAAAATTAATAGAACAATTCCCTACTGCACGAACATTCCCGCAAATTAAAGTTGATGGTGTATCCATTGGCGGTTGGGATCAATTTAAGGACATCGCATGATAAGAACTGTAGTTGAGTGTCAAAGCTGTTATAATAGAACTATCATAGGCCACAACGAGGAAGAGATAATTCTATTTTGTCCTCATTGCGGCGAAGAACAGGATCAAGATCTAGAACCTCTAGACTTTAGCGAGTAATATGGCATGGCATTACGAAGGAATAGAATGGCAACCGCCAGAAGACTTCAGTCCCGAAGACGTATATGGAATGGTATACATGATAACAAATCGAGCAACAGCCCGGAAGTACGTTGGGAAAAAATTCTTCTGGAGTCAAAAAACATTGCCGATAACCAAGAAAAGGAAAAGAAGGAAAAGAACTCTAGTTGAATCAGATTGGAGAGATTATTATGGATCTAATAAGCATTTGAGAGAAGAGTATGATCAGAGCGGACCTGACCTATTCCATAGAGAAATACTGCACCTTTGTAATACCAAGGGAGAATGTGCTTATATGGAAGCTAAAGAACAGTTTGATCGTGGGGTTCTATTAACCGATGATTACTATAATGGTATCATTCAAATTAAACTTGGGGGTAATGCAGTAAAAGGCCTATGCGAGGAAAATAAACCTTTACAAACACCTAAAACTGTGTTATAATATATACTTATGAAAAACAATATTATTCAATTTCCAATCGACCGTAGAAAGCAGCAGCTTTCGGCTGAAGAAGAAGAAGCTGAAGAATATTTCATAGGCGTGGCAGAGAATAGCGAAGAGCTAGCCCAGACGGCATTGGGTATCATTGAGGATCTATTAGATGATCTTGATCTTGATGAATTTCAAGGGATAGATTTTAGGAATTTAGAATACATGGAAGCAAAGGATGCTTTTGTTGTAGTCAATATAATAGCTTCTATGTTCATGCGGTATGGTGGTATTTCACATTTCTTACAACCAGATTTGGAAGTACTTTTTGATAAATTGATGGAAGAACAAGAGCAAAACGATGATATTACTTGATTATAGCCAAATAGCACTAAGCAACATTATAGTGCAAAAACTTAATGATGAAGACATGATACGACATATGATACTAAACAGTATCCGTATGTACAATAAGAAGTATCGTAAAGAATATGGCCAAATGGTTATTTGTGCTGATGGTGCAGGTTATTGGCGTAAGGAGTATTTCCCTATGTATAAGGGAATGCGTAAAAAGAATAGAGCTGAGTCTACTCAAGACTGGGGAGAAATCTTTAGAATTCTAAACTTGGTACGTGAAGAGTTAAAAGAAAACTTCCCATATAAAGTAGTCCACTTAGATGGTTGTGAAGCTGATGATGCTATTGGTGTATTGGCTCAGCAAACTCAAGAGTTCGGTCAACATGAACCAGTTATGATTATCTCTTCTGATAAAGACTTTATTCAATTACATCGTTATAAGAATGTAAAACAGTATTCTCCCATTCAAAAGAAGTTTGTTTCTGATCCTAACCCACGTAAATATACCTTTGAGCATATTTGTAAAGGTGATAAGGGTGATGGTATTCCTAATGTATTATCTCCTGATAACGCTATCATGGATAGCATTAGACAAACTCCAATGACTATGAAGAAGATAGAGCATTGGGCTGACAATATAGATAATCTTAAAGAAATTATGTCTCATGATGAATATCGTAATTTCCAAAGGAATAAAACTTTAATAGATCTATTAGAAATTCCTGCGAATATCCAAGAAAAGATTATAAATAATTTTAACAACCAAAAGCCCGTCATGAAAATGAAGGTTTTAAATTACTTAATTAAGAAACGATGCAGTTTATTGATTGAATGTGTGGAGGAATTTTATAATGGTTAAACCATTAATATCAGAAATATTAACAACAGCTAACAAGATGAAAGGTGGCCGTGCTAAGAAGATAGCATATCTTCAAGAACAAGATTGCACAGCCCTAAGGGATATTATTAGAATTGCATTCGATAATTCTATATCTCTAGCTCTCCCAGAAGGAGAACCACCTTTTAAGAAATTTGAGATAGACGAAGCGACTAAATATAGGCCCCAAGAGCTCAGGTTTGAGTATCCTACCTTTAGGTATTTTATGGCCGCGGTGACGCCAACTCTAAATCAATTCAAAAGAGAGCAAATCTTTATTGATCTCTTAGAAAAAATCCATGCCGAAGACGCACAACTTTTCTGCGACGCTAAAGATAAGAATATCAATCTTAAATATATTACAAAAGCGTTATTAAAAGAAGCATTCCCAGGCCTCATAAAATCATAGGAGAAATTATTACACACTAAATCTATATCATGATGGTCTATTCAATTAACTAACCGGAGTGTTGCTTATGAGTTATATTCAAATTGAACGTCTCAAAAAAGATAAAAATGAGGCAATATACTATCAAAGGAAATTATTAAAAAAAGGTAAGGATGTCTTAGCGTATAAGATGAGTAAAAAGATCGCATACCTAGACCATTACCTTAATGATATGGAGGCAATAACCAAGTAGCAAATAGACCCTTTTGTTTGAATTCTTTTGAACAAAAGGGTTTACATTTGGTTAAAAGTGTGTTATAATAGACTATATTAAATTGATAGAGAACTATATGAATATATTTGTTTTAGATAATGATCCTGTGATAGCAGCTCAGCTGCAATGTGACAAACATGTAGTCAAAATGATTGTGGAGTCTGCTCAAATGCTATCCACTGTACATCGTATGATTGATGGTAGCATGGAACGTAGACCATCTAAGTCAGGTTCAATGATCCAATACTTTAAGTTGGATGACCATCGTGAAAACATCTTATATAAAGCATGTCATTTCAATCATCCATCAACTGTATGGACACGCGAAAACTCAAGGAATTATGATTGGCACTACCGCCATTTTATAGCTCTTTGCGACGAGTATACATATAGGTACAATAAGGTACATTCCACTGACACTAAGTTAAGGGAAATACTTTATAACAAGCCTAAGAATTTACCGTATGCAGGTTATAAAACCCCATTCAAATTAGCAATGAAAGCTAATCCTGAATGTATGTTTGAAGATGCAGTAAAATCCTACAGGGCTTATTACAAAACTAAAAAGGCCAATTTCGCAATGAAGTGGACAGGCCGTCCAATACCGGAGTGGTTCTAATGCCAATGTACGATTTTAAAGATTTAACATCGGGTGAAGTTTATACCAAGATGATGTCTATTGCAGACATGGAAGAACACGTTAAAGATAAGAACATTCAACAAGTAATAGGAACTCCAATGGTTATTGGAGAAACTGGGGGATCGGTATTAAAGAAGGCTGGTAACGGCTGGAAAGAAGTACAGGATCGAATTAAAAAAGGCATGCCGCCGTCTTTAAGGGATAACATTAATACAAAATGAATAAGAAGCCAAGTAAACTACGTTTAGAACACCTAGCTAAATTAGAACCATTAACCTCTAATCAAAAGATTGCATTTGATGGATTTGCTAGCGGCAGTCATCTTTGTTTAGATGGCTCAGCTGGTACTGGTAAAACCTTTATATCCTTATATCTTGCTTTGGAATCAGTGTTTAAAAAGGAATACTCTAAGGTTATCATTGTAAGATCTGCTGTTCCTACTAGAGATATGGGATTTCTTCCTGGCACTCAAGAGGAAAAGGAAGACGCTTACACTGCACCGTATAAAGCAATTGTTAATGATCTATTTGACGATACCGATGCATGGAGTAAATTAGTTCAATCAAGACAGATTGAGTTTCTTACTACTTCTTTCATTAGAGGATTAACCATTAAGGATGCTGTAGTTATTGTTGATGAATCGCAGAACTGTAACTACCACGAGCTTTGCTCTGTTATTACTCGTTTAGACGAAGAGTGTAGATTTATTATGTCTGGGGATTACTACCAATCTGATTTTACTCGCAAGGGTGATCAGGACGGTATTAAAGACTTCATTGAAATTATTAAACACATGAATGGTTTTGAGCATGTAGAATTTACTTGGGAAGATATTGTCCGAAGTGGATTTGTTAGAGACTTTATAATGACCAAGGAATTATATGAAAACGGGAAACTTTGAACATGAACAGATTGATTTGGGCTACACAGACCTTGTGGCTACAACTGCATCCACTGGCAGAACATATGCCGCTCCTAATAGTGTTGCTTACCCTAGTATAACTACCGTACTTTCTATTCTCAGTGAAGATCACATACGAGAATGGAGAGCACGGGTTGGTGCTGAAGAGGCTAATAGGATCTCTAAGCGAGCTTCTACTAGAGGAACTGCAGTCCATAGTGTATTGGAAAAGTATGTAGACAACGAAGAAAACTATTTGGATGGTGCTAATTTAGTAGTCCAATCAAACTTTATGGAAGTCAAAGAAATACTTGACAGTAGATTAACTAAAGTCTATGCTCAAGAAGCAGCATTATACTCAGAACATCTAGGTGTTGCGGGTAGAGTTGATTGCGTTGGAGTATTTGATGGTAAGAATTCTATCATTGATTATAAGACTGCTGCTAAGACTAAAAAGAAAGAGTGGTGTGAGGGTTACTTCATCCAAGAAACTGCATATGCTATTATGTGGGAAGAACGAACTGGCATGCCAATAACTCAATTGGTGACCGTTATTGCAGGAGATGAGGGCGCTCAAGTATTCATCGAACACCGTGATAATTGGTCAAAGAAATTACTGGAGACAATAAATGAGTACAAGAGGCGCAAAATCTTTGGCCGTTAGAGCTAAGCAACAGATATCTATTTGCTGTGAAACCTTATGTGAAAAGAACGTTGTAGAAGAATATATTGAAGAATTAGAATCTCGTATCAAATTCTTAGAAGCTTCTAAGATCTTAGAAGATGAACACTCTGCGCGCAAAGCTGCAAAAATACTTCAAATAAAGTGAAAATAAGCCTTTACATTTGCTAGTAACTATGGTATAATATACATATAAATTAATAAGGACCTATGAAAGAAATGAAAGAAAATATAATATTAGTTGATTGTGATGGTGTCTTATGTGACTGGGAGTACTCATTTACTCAATGGATGAACCATAAAGGATTCCCCACAATTGATGATCAACAATACAATGTTGGCAAACGATTCGGCATCTCTAAAGAGTACGGCCATGACCTAGTAGCAGAGTTTAATGACTCTGCAGCTATTGGGTTCTTACCTCCACTGAGGGACGCAGTGTATTACATGAGACGTCTCAATATGTTACATGGCTATAGATTCCATTGTGTAACGTCTTTAAGTATAAATAAATATGCGCAAAGACTTAGAACACAAAACCTTGAGCTATTGTTTGGGAAAGGTATGTTTGATGAGTATGTCTATTTAGCATGTGGAGCTGATAAGACTGAAGCTTTGGCTAAATACGAAGACACCGAATGTTTCTGGATAGAAGATAAACCAGAGAATGCTGAAGTTGGAGCATCATTTGGTCTCAATTCAATACTCGTGGCACATGATCACAATGCTTATTATAAGGGTGATATACCGCGTTATTGGAAATGGAAAGAAATCTATAAGCATATTACTGGAGAAATCTAATGCCCGCAAAATTTAAAGAATCAGTAACAAACAGAGATGGCTCTGTTCAAAATTACTATATGCGATCAACTCCGCTTGAAGCTTTAGTAGAAAAATATAAGTCAGGTGGAGGATGTTATCCAAAGCTTAGGCAAAAGATTATGAACGAGCTTGTTCGTAGAGGAAAGGCGTACCTTGTCTAAATGGTGGAGAATCTGGGCTAAAAGTCTGGGTGAAAAGGTTGGTGAAACTGACAAGCAAGCGAATACTATAGCTAGTGTTCGTACTGTTTGGTGGTGTACTCATATGTTAACGTGTTTAGCTATTATACTCAATGCCATAGCAAATCATGGTTGGGGTTTAATAGGCTTATGATTACTGTAGCTGAGTCAGCAGAACTTAGACTAAGATCAGCAGCATTCCCTAAGGAATCTATTGGCGTTAGAATGGGCGTTCGCTCAAGCGGCTGCAGTGGATTAGCATATGTATTAGAATTTTGTTATGACTCCAATTCTGATGATACAGTTATATTTTGTTGCGATGACACCGTCTCAATATTTGTAGACGTTAAAAGCATGATACATTTGACAGGTACACGATTAGAATATGTGAAGAAAGGATTGAACGAAGGCTTTGAGTTTGTAAACCCTAATGTAAGTGATGAGTGTGGTTGCGGCGAAAGCTTTTATGTAAATAAATAGGTATGAAATGAAAATTACAATTAACGTCGAAGTTGATACTAATGACGAAAAAGATTTAAAATCTATAGAAGAACTTATAGAGATACTAACTGATTTAAAACATAAGGTACAATATTGTGAAGATTAGCTTTGAAAACACTTGGCGACCTTTGCCAAGCAATGTAACAATTCATTCAAGTGGTATTGATGGGCTAGGACTATTTGCAGTTGAGGATATACCTCCAAGCACTGATTTAGGATTAGCTAGATTTAAGTATCATGACACATTGATACGAACCGCATTAGGATCATTTACTAATCACAGTGAAGATCCATCTTGTGTTAATATAGCTAAGATAAATTCCTATGGCGATGAAGAATATACTCTATGGACATTGAAAGATATCAAAGCCGGCGACGAATTAACAGTATACTATCAAATGAAGCAGTATTACTCTTAAGTTGACTGTAATTTCTTTATAAATAAAGGTAAAGGAGATACAATGGCTGACTTATTAGATTTCGACTTTGGTTTTACTGCAGTCGATGAACACGAATTAGAAGCAGTACAGACGAGTCAGGTATTTGCTACTGAAGCTTCAGCCAATGTGCATGAATTGGAAGATAAACTTAATAAGCTTTATAATTCTATATTACCTCTCTTAACAAATTTAAAAAAGAATCCTGAAAAGGAATATATCCTTTGGCCAAACCGTGTAGAGAAGATCGAACAGTTTGAGGATTTAATTACGGAGATTATAAAGTAATGGCTACTATACCAAACACAAATGTATCAATGGATGCTATTGATACAGAGAACACAGCCTACAATCCATATATGGGTGTTAACGTTTCTCTTAAATCGTTATCTGATACCGCAACTGCTGGAACTGACCCTAAAGACGGGGCGCCTTATGGAATGGGCGAGTTTAGAGGATATACCCACATTCAAACATGGACGACTACGGCTACAATGTTCGCACAATACGCAAAGCCTGGATCAAAATTTGGCATTTCGCACTCTACCGCAGCAGACAGTACTGTAGACTACAACAATAATGGGGCTTGGGTCATCGAGTCATATTATGGCTCTAACTCAAATCCACTCGGCCTTCGAGTTTATAATGCTGTGCCATGGACTTCTTTATCTATGTCATGGTCAGCAGGTGGCCATACTATCTACTATAGCAATGGCAGCTCTACTACTTACAGTTGGGCTGCGGGATCGATATCATTGTCAAAATCAAGTATGAACGCATCAGAATCTCCAGAGACATCTACTACGAGCTATCATACAAATTTGACGGGTGGTGGGCCGTCGGCAACAGGCACTGGCAATTACCTGCCACACGGCAGCAGTACTTCTGGCTCGCATGGCTTTCATCTAGCGAATGCTTCAATTACCTTGACATTTAATTTTGGAGGATAATATATGTTTTTAACTTACACAACCTCCGCGCTTTCTGACTCTGCATCGGTACGTGCCGCGGCATTAGAGCTACCTTATTATAATAACTATATCCACCCAGAAACGTTTTCCCCAGACGGCCGAGAGAAAGGCTGGCAATTTCGATGGGCAACAGAATCTGACATATACATGGTGTCTGCATCAATAACAGAAACTAGTGGAACATTAAAAACTGCAATCGACGAAGTTATTAGTCTTGTTGATGCCGATGAAGATCTAGGTACTGTTGATAACTATATGGCCTATTGCCAATATTATAAATCAAGTGAAGACTTGCCTGTGCCGCATTACGATCTTGCTACAGGGTTTGATCCAATATATAATCCTGATTTAATGGCAATCGTATATCTATCTGATGTCTCTGGAGCAATGGAATTTTGGAGTGATATAATCCCTGGCTCTACAACAAGCACTTTCGTCGTAGAAAAAGCGTTATCAAATAATGCACTAGTAATGTATGACAACACTCACGCGTCAAGAGTCAAACCTGCAGCATTTGGAACTGATGAAACTGATAGTGGATTAATGCTATCAATTTATATGAAAACATCATAGGAACAACTCTATATCATGAACATTTTAAACCTTAGCCTGCAAAAATCTCATTTCCATAGTTTATTAGAATATATCAAGTCTGGCCATACGGTGTATAGCAACTATATGCAGTATACTAACTACGACGAATCGTTTGGGATTAAAATCTTAACAGAAGAAGAAAATATTTCATTCGCTACTCAGTATCAAAAAGAAGAAGAAGTCGTACAACGTGTTACTGACTTAATTTATAAGTACAAAATTGATATACTTCAGGTTGGAATGCCAGGGTTGTCATACTTACACACTCATTTTGATGATAAGATAAAATACATTGGACCTCCTGAAGCCGCATCTAAATTAGAAACTAATAAGATATATTCAAAGAACGCAGCGATATTATCTGGAGTCAAGGTGCCAGAAACTATAAAGCGTGGAAAATACGGTGATACTGACTATGCGACTAACTTGCGGTTTCCGTCAGTAGAAAAACCATCACACATTTGGGGTCCTGCATCTGTTTTTTATAATGAAGAGGATGCTAGAATAGCTCGCGAGCAAGTCTTGAATCAAATGTATCCTAGATATGATAAAGAAATTGAATACTATATTGACGAGTATATTATCGATTTAATGGAAATCAATGTGTTTTTTGTTATATCAAATGGTTCGTATGTTATAACATCTACTCATGAAATTATAGGAGAAGGCTTAAATAAAACAGTTGAAGGAAACATATGGTTTCATGACTGCTACTTTAAGCCATTAGAACCTAAGGTTGATGCTATAGTAAGAAGAGAAGCTTCAAAGTACCTAGAGTATATTGCATCTTTAGGCGGAAGATATGAAGGCACTTTTGCTTCAGCATATACACCAAAGGGCGAATGGAAATTTTTAGAGATGAATGCAAGGCCTGATATATCGAATAGTAGTCCAACATTTATGACTGGTGACGAATATTTAAAAGGTTTATTTGAAGATATAAGTCTATTTGAAAAAGCTTGGAAAAATATAAATTTGCAAAAGCTTGTAGTACAATCGCCGGCCGGGGCATCTTACCCAATGCATATTCATGATAAGTATAACGTGGCGTATCCTAATAATTTACAAATACATGATAGCGGAGAATATGAAGGAAGCTTAGTATGCAAAGGCCACATCACTGGCACTATAATAGCTGATCATAACATTCCATTGGAATTTATAAAAGAATTTGAAGAAACCACATCATGGAGATTTAATGAAGAACCAGTGCGGTGAATGTACACTTTGTTGTACTGTTTTAGGATGGACTGATAATGCTAGTCATTTAGATAAATATAACGAAGCGGCTAAATACGATATAATATATCCATATTTTACCCCTTGCAATAAAGTTTGTAGTACTGGATGTTCTATACACGAAAACAAACCTAGAATATGCCAAGAATTTAATTGCGATTATATAACAAAGGACTTAGGAGAAGAGCACAAACCTATTAATTGTGGATTTGTTACGTATACAACAGAAGATGAAGAGCTATGGGTATGCATTGATACCAATGAAAATTTAAAAGAGTACTACAAAGCTCGTAAAGAATTAATGGATGAACACTTTAGACTTACGAATCCCTTAGGTTATCCTATAAAAATGTATAGTAAAGAGGACATGTTTACACTATGAAATATTGGACGTATACTGCAAAAGACTACGAAGAACTAAATAAACAACTTAGACTTGATATAGATATTGCGCCTATAGGGCAACAATCTCAAAAGCAGGCATCGTCTCATTACGATGGGTATAACCACAAATTATCTTGGAATGCGCAATATCCTGAATTCCAAGAATCCAGAATATATAAAACTTGGAGTGGGGAAGATGAGTTATCTGGTTACATATATCATGACCCGCCTCCTTTTGACAATTCACCAAGCCAAGCATATAAACACACCTTTTGGCCAGGTGTTGCTCCTTTAGTAAAACAATTTGCTAAAGAAGTTGCAGTAAGAGAAGAAACGCTATTGAATCATCACATCATAGTAGATGTGATGTGGTTCCATAGAATGGATAAAGGCGACTACGACAATTGGCACAATCATAGTCATAGCCAATGGATTGGCGTATATTATATAGATCTACCGGAAGGCGAAGCAACGCTCTTTATGGATTATGATGGCAAGGTTTTTCAGCCTAAAGTAAAAGCTGGCCAGCTGCTGATATTTCCTTCAGGGTATATCCATAAATCGCCGGATTGTAATAGTAGAAAAGCTATAGTTTCATTTAATTTTAATGTAGCTTCTAAATATTCACAACAAATGATAGAAAAAGTACAAGAATCTCATCCCAATAACTTCTTTGGGGATATGAATGACATAAATAGATATAAATGATATAGGAGAAAAATATGAATATTGAACAATTAAGATACCAGTTAACAATTGATGAAGGTAAGGTGAATGCTATTTACTTAGACCATTTGGATTACCCCACATGCGGAATAGGTCATTTGATTCTAGAATCTGATGGAGAGTATGGCGCTGCAGTCGGCACCGTTGTTTCAGAAGAGAGATGTGTAGAACTATTTGACCATGACGTTAAAGGCGTTATTGCTGATTGTAAGATCTTACACGAAGGTTGGGATGACTACCCAGAAGAAGTAAAGCAGGTCGTAGCCAATATGATGTTTAATATGGGTAGAACAAGACTCAGCAAATTTAAAAATCATAACAGTGCATTATGGCAAGGCAACTGGAAAAGAGCAGCAGTTGAAGGAAGAGATTCTAGGTGGTATAACCAAGTAACAAATAGAGCAGAACGTTTAATGTCTCGTCTAGAAGATATCTAAAACCCCTCTCCACATAAATCGAAGTTTCCTCTAGTATAAATAGATATGTTACAATTATTTATTATAATAGAGGAATTTTCGCATGTCAAGAATTATCAAATTACTAGGTTCAGAAGTAGCCTTAGGTTCAGCCACTACTGTAGGCAATGCCTCACTCGTAAGAGTAATTAATACTGGAGCTGTACAAGTAGCAACAGTTAAATTAGGCGCTGCTGTAACCGGTACTATTACTATTGGTGCTAACCAAGAAGCATTTATTAAAAAGCAACCAGCAGAAACTATCCAAGGTGCAGCAACTCTTAAAGGTGTGCACGTAGCTTTTAGTAGCTAAAATATGGGAGATATATTCTCGCTTATTTCGGATGTAGGATTACCCATCGCAGGAGCACTTGTGAGTGGGTGTTTTATATTCATTGTGATAAAGCAAATATTAGGCGGTGTAGTTGATTCAATCAACACGCTTAATATATTTACTAAGGGCTTAGAAAGTAGAGCACGAGCAATGAATAATGAAATTATTAAGATAGATCTATTAGTGTCTAGTGCATTAGATCTAACACCACCAATTGACAGAGTAGCAAGAGCTGAAAACTTTGTTGAAGATGGTAAGATAGACATTAGAAGAGATTAATATGGACTCGTTAAACCCAGCAGTATTGATTGCGGAATACGGATTTAGCACTGTTGCTATTGTCGGTATGGCATATTTTGTATACTTTGTATGGAAGTTTGTATCAGAAGAGTTAGAGCCTAAGATCGGCGAAATGCACATGGGTCTAATTAGGCTAATAGATCAAGTAAGAATGTTGGATCAAGATATGATTCGATTGCAAGAAAAAATAAAAGTCGTGTTAGAGTATAGGGAGAGGCAGGCTTATTTAGAAGAGAACCAAAATGAAAAGAAGAGATAAAAGAAAAACGGAAGAGGAAAAACAAGCTACATTTGATATATGGAATCAACGGCTATTATCTGCGGCCTTAGTATCTATATTAGTAGTGATGTGCTTTATGCCTATAATGGCAGCGGCAGATAATCTAACGTTTAAATTTAAAAGTCCATCCTTTAGTGGTAATGCGACTTCATCTCACTACTTGACAATAGAAAATCAAGAGAAGTCAAGGAAAGACAAAATAGCAGAGGATGTAGAATCTGCTATTAAAGAAGCCGAAAGAGAGGCTAATAATACTACCCAAGCTAAGTTTTTAAGAAACTTAGAGAGTAGAATTTATGCACAGATTGCTAAACAATTAGTTGATAACATGTTTGGTAATACTGAAAGCTCTACTGAAGGATTCTTTGAAATAGAGGGTAACTCCATTACTTATGAAACTATCATAGGTGGTGGCCCAGATGGGACTGACGTAATAAGAATTACTGTCGTTAGTGAAGATGGAACAACGACTACATTAGATGTGCCAATAGGTGCTGGTGGATTTTAAATGAAACTTTTAGGAGTATTTATTCTTCTATTTGTTACTGGCTGTGCGGGGATACCAAGTAAATCAGACAGTTGCACTACAGCTTTTATGAAAGAGCTTGGTGAATGTATAGAAGAGGCTGAGGTAGTATCATTACCAGCTTCTGTAAGACTTGCTAATTTGCCACCGGCTAAGGTTAAGCCAGTGGTCGCTGTTTATGCGTTTAAAGACTTGACAGGAGCTAGGAAGCATAGGGATAACCTTGCTGACTTCTCTACTGCTGTGACTCAAGGCGCTGAAGTATTCGTTATTGATGCTCTTAAATCTGCAGGTAAAGGTAATTGGTTTAGAGTAGTAGAAAGAAATGGCTTAGAGAATTTAGTCAAAGAACGACAGATTATTAGGTCAGCTAGAGAAGAATTTGCTACAAATACAGATAAGAAGAAGCTTCAACCTCTTCTGT